ATCGAGAACGCTATTTGGCAGTCAACAACTGCAACAGGCGCATCAGGGTGGACTGGTTCATCTGCATCATTGAGCGGTGACGCAAACCTGAACAAGACCGTTGGTTTGTTGCACTTGATGGAGAAGACCACTGCATCCGCTTCAATCGTATCGAGCCTTGCAGGTGCGGCTTTCAGTGACACCACCATCGTCAGCGCGTTTGAGAATGTTTACCAAAACATCCCTGTTGAAATCATCAGCAAGGACGACATCTACGCCTTTTGCGGCTGGGATACTTACCGCATCCTTGCCAACAAATTGGTAGGATTGAACCTGTATCAGGGTGACCTTGGGCAGTTGGGTGCAGGTGAAATGTTCTTCCCCGCAACCAATATGCGTGTATGTGCGGTCAATGGATTGAATGGAACGCGCCGCATCGTGGCCACGTCATTGAGCAACCTGTTCTTTGGAACTGACCTGCTTTCAGATGAGGATACCTTCCGCATCTGGGCATCGTACGACAACGACCAGATTCGCTTCCAAGCGGCACTGAAATACGGGGTGCAGTTTGCATATCCCGAGTTTATGGTGCTGTACAAAGCGAGCAACGCAACGACACCTGCTGGCTGATGACAGGGCAGGGAAACCTGCCCTTCTTTTTCTTTTGACACTATAAACAAGAAAAAATATGAGCTGTGCATTAACATCAGGATACGCATTAGGATGCCGCAACAATGTCGGCGGCATTAGCGAAATTAGGCTTGCATCGTGGAACGTAACAGGGTCAGTAGCCACCAACACCACAGGCACGGTGACTGGCTTCACAGGTTATGCTTCGGGCGGCACTGCCTTCTACAAGTTTGAGTTGCCGAAAGGCGTTGGTCAGTTCACTGAAACGACAAACGCCAGCATCGAAAACGGCACGATTTTCTACCAGCAAGAAATGACGCTGGTCATCAACAGGCTCACGCAGGAGGTACGCAATCAGTTGCGCCTTGCTTCGAATGGCAGGTTGTTGGCCATTGTAACTGACCGCAACGGCAAATATTGGCTGTTGGGTGAAACGAATGGCATCGAGGTGACTGGGGGTACTGCCCAGTCAGGCACAGCGATGGGTGACCGTGGTGGTTATGAGTTGACGTTCACGGCGATGGAGGCACAGCCTTGCAGGGAGGTGCTATCGACTGTCATCGCAGGTGTGACGTCAGGTACGCAAATTACAGGCGGCGCGAATTAAGTGTAGTTCAGTTTGGGTTGGTGAAAGCCAGTGCGTAAGGGTCGCACTGGCTTTCTTATTTTTGCACAACGTCAACCCTTAAATCTGCACAATGAGAATTTGCATCGTTTACAACCAACACCCAACAGGATGCAGTTACTATCGCCTTGAAATGCCAAACGCGGCCGTTCACGACCTATGCGGCGGGGTGGTGGATTTTGTCAGCATCGATGACATCAGGCGGATGGAAGAGGATGAGTTGAAAACGATTGACCTATTCCTGTACAACCGAACGTGGATTGCAGGGCCATTGGAAGCAGTTGAGCAGGTCGCCAATATCCTGCGGCAGTATGGCGCGCGGATCATCTTGGATATGGACGACTACTGGCATTTAGGCACAGGGCATTCATTCTACCGCCACTACCACGACACGAAGATGCCCGCCATCATCGAGAAGCACATCCGCATAGCTGACCACATCATCACGACCACGACATACCTGCGCGATGAATTGGTGAAGTTTAACAAGAACGTGAGCATCTTTCCGAACACGCCATACATCCAGTACAAGCAGTTTCAGGAACAGCCAACGCAAAGCGAGCGGGTGCGCTTCGGCTACTTCGGTGCGGCCCAGCACACGGAGGATGTGGAGTTGATGCGGTCACCACTGCAACGCCTGTCGGATGAGGTGGAATTGGATGGCAAGTATATGATATACCTTGCAGGGTGGAACGAGAACAACCCAATCTACCAAGGGTACGAGCAGGTGTTCAGCAACAAAGGGAAGAACAACAACTACTCACGCATCCAAGCGGCGGATATTTACAGCTATGTGCAGGGGTATAATTGGGTGGACGTGAGCCTTGCGCCACTGCGCGACACCAAGTTCAACCGCTTGAAGTCGGAGTTGAAGATAACCGAGGCGGCGTGGATGGGTAGGGCGGTCATTGCCAGCGAGGTGCCGATGTATGCCGACTGCATCGAGAATGGTGTGGATGGGTGGCTTGTTCCTGAAAAGAAGGACAAACTGTGGTACAAGTATATGCGGGCGTTTATCAACGAACCTGCGATGGCCAAAGAAATGGGCGAGCGGTTGCGGGCCAAGATGCAGGGCAAGTTTGACATCCAGCAAATCAGCGAGGCAAGGCTGAATTTGTACAAAAGCGTGGCGCGTGGTATTTAACCTTGATGCTATACCTTAAAGCCAGCCAATCCAACACTATCAACGTGACGTGGACTGAACGCGCAACCAACGCGACCATCTACAAGTTGATTCTGACCAATATCGCCAAGAACACCAGCACCGTCATTTACATTGACGCGATTAGCAACGCATCCAGTTACGAAGAGAGATATGACCGCTTCACGTTTACGTTGGGCGCGCTTGAAAAAGGGCAGTACAAATACGAGGTCTTGCAAGATGCGAATGGCTACGCGGCGGGTGACGCGCTTGGTGGTGGCTTATTCGTGTTTCAAGATTCAGGATATGCGTACATCAGTGCGGCGGCTGACCAAGCAACGGATGCGCCGTGGGGGTGTCAAGGGATATTCATTCCAGAGGGTGCGTCACCCGAAGCGATTGGTCAGGGCATAATTAACACCGCTTCAATCGTGGCAAGTTGTGCCACATCGGGTATAAGCGCGAGGATTTGCGACCAGTTAGTGCTTAACGATTACAGCGATTGGTTTCTTCCTTCGCTTGATGAATTAGCGCAGATGTACACTAAACTTGCGGCTGATGGCTTGGGCAACTTCGCAAATCACACCTATTGGTCGTCAACACAGGAAAGTGCCACGCAAGCATACACGATTGATATGAATAACGGAAACCAAGGAACGCACGCGAAAGACAACACGTCAAATCGCTACACAAGGGCGATGCGGAGATTTGTGATGGGAACGCCAAGAGTGGTCGAAACAGGATTGGCGTATATTGAACCCGCAACCGAAACCTACGTTGCACCAAGTAACAACAACACCTATGTCAGCTTCTAAATTCGCATTTAGCTTCATCCCGACCACCGACTACCAGTTGCCTGTGATGCTGGAAAACAAACAGGCCAATATGGTGCTGTTTGGTGAGCGCAACGAATATCCGTACTATCTGCTGGACAACTACCACAAAAGCGCGAAGCACTGCGCCATCGTCAACGGCAAGGTGCATTACATCGTAGGCAAGGGATGGAAGGCGAGCGACAAAGGCACGGTTGAACAGCAAGCAAGAGCGGAGGAGTTTATCCGCGACCCCAACGTTGAGGATGATTTGAACGACCTGACCGAGAAGTTGGTGCTGGATTTGGAGTTGTTTAACGGATTCGCACTTGCGGTGACGTGGAACAGGGGCGGCGGCATCGCCTTTGTTGAACACGTTCCATTTCAGAAGGTGCGGGTGAGTTTGGACGATGAGATGTTCCTGATAGCCGATTGGTACGATGCGCGTATGATTCAGCAATTTCCGAAAGGAAACGAAGTGGAGAAGATGCCGAAGTTTGACGAAAAGCACCGCGTTGGCAAGCAGATGTTTTACTACCGCCATTATTCGGCAGGCGTTCAGCATTACCCGCTTCCGAATTACCAAGGTGCGCTCGCGTACATTGAATGCGATGCGGAGATAGCGCGTTTCCACATCAACAACATCCGCAATCAGTTTTGGGGTGGGCAGTTGATAAACTTCGCTGATGGCATACCTACGGAAGAAGAAAAGGATGAGATTGAGCGGATGATGCGCCGCAAGTTCAGCGGGGCAGGGAACGCAGGTAGATTTGTGCTGACGTTTAGTAGCGGAAAGGAAAGCGCACCAAGCATCCAGTCGCTAACGCCGAGTGATTTGGACAAGCAGTTTGACCTGCTGAACAAGCAAATCCAAGAAGAAATATTTGTGGCGCATAACGTCACCAACCCGATGCTGTTTGGCGTAAAAACCGAAGGGCAGTTGGGTGGCCGTAAGGAATTGATTGAGGCTTATGAGTTGTTTAAAAACACCTACATCAACGCGCGGGTGATGATTGTGGAGCGGATGATTAACTACATCGCTGGCTTCAATGACATCGAAGGCTTGTACCTATGCCCTACCGACCCAGTCACGGAGCAGTTGAGCGAACAGGTGTTGACCCAGATAATGACGCGGAATGAACTGCGCGAGAAGGCAGGACTTGAACCGATTGAAGAAGAAGCCACGCAACCCGAAGGCGCACCTGCGGCGGAGGCATTGGCGAGCGAGCCAGTGAACGAAGCACTGCGCACAATGACAGGGCGGCAGTTTCAGCACCTGATGCGGATAGTGCGCAACTTCCAATCGGGCAAGATTAGCGAGGCGCAGGCACGGACGATGCTGGGCAGTGGTTTTGGCTTGACCGCCGAGCAGATTAACGACTTCCTGACCGATGGCCAAGCGGAGTTCAGCGCACAAGGCGAAGATGCAGAGATGCGGATGTTGGCGGCTGTTGGTGCGCAGTATGGCGATGACGCGGAAGGCTTTGACGTGGTGGATAGTTGGGAGTTGGCATTGGAAGGTGACACTGAAACGTTTGCGGTGGATGAGGAGGAAGAGAAGTTGGATAAGCGGATAATGGCGTATAGGAAGAAGAACAGGTTGGCAACGGTTAAAGAAATAGCCGAGGCGTTGAAGGTCAGCCCTGCGAAGATTCGCAAGCGCATTGCTTACCTGCTTGAAAAAAACCGCTTCCCGATTAGCCGCGATATTGACATCGCAACGAAAGAAAAGCCAGTGGAGGAGGAAGTGGTGGAGGTGCGCTATCGCTACGACTGGCGGCCTGAATATGCGGGGTTGAGTAAAGCGGATGGTTACGACAAAAGCCGCAAGTTTTGTCAGACGATGCTGGATTTAAGCGCGACAAAGTTGTACACCCGAAGCGATATAAACGACATCGGGCAGTTGGTTGGGTGGAATGTTTGGGAGCGCAGAGGTGGTTGGTTCACGCTTCCGAATGGCAACCACAGGCCATCGTGCAGGCATATGTGGGTTCAGCAGTTAGTGGTTAAAAAAGGAACAACAGTTAAACGTGTAGTGTAATGAGCATCGCCTTATTTGTATCGGAGGAATACCTGCTGGAAAACAGCGTCATAAACGAAAACGTAGCCTATACGCAAATCAGGCCCACGTTGGTCAAGGTTCAGGATATGCACATCCAACCTGCCCTTGGCAGTGCGTTGTACAAGGAAGTACAGGCGCAAGTGGTTAGCGGTTCGGTGACCGCGCTAAACACCACACTGCTGGAAGATTACATCCAACCTGCAATCGTGCAATGGATGTACTTTGAACTTCCGATGGTGCTGTCGTTCAAGTATATGAATAAAGGGATGGACCGCAGGACCAGCACCGAAAGCAACCCGATGAGCGTGGATGAGGTGTTCAAACTGATGGACAAAGTCAAGAATGATGCGGAGTGGTACACGGAGCGCATTACCCGCTACTTGCAAGAGAACCACGCCAGTTACCCGCTATTTGACAACCCACCAACGGCTATCGACACGATTTACCCCAATGGCAGTTCGTACGAAACAGGGATGGCATTAGGAAGGCGTGGCCGCTTCCGTGACCCATTGGATTATCCCGAAAAACGCTTTTACCCATTTTAATGGCACACGCGAAAAATATCAACAAATTAAAGCAGTACTATGAGTTGGGTGCAATTAAAGAACGACCTGCTGACCTTTGCGGCGGCACATCCACAAATCAACAGCGTGGGATTCGGCGACCCGCTTGCGATAGGAACGGACAACACGATAAACCTACGGACAACCGACAGGGATAGGGTTGTTTACCCTTTGCTGTTTGCTGACCTGCAATCTATGACCGCAAATGTTGGTGCGCTTACGCTTGGCGTGAGTGTGCTGATTATGGACAGGGTCGAGGATAGCCGCAACCTATCTACGGTGGTGACTGGTAGCGTGGTGGCGAGGTGGACTGACAATGAAGATGAGGTACTCAATGACACCTTATATATAATGCGTGACTTCATCAGCAAGTTCACGAATGACCCTGCGAAGGATTACACGTTGCAGGATGCGGTTAGTGCAACGCGCTTCGTGGAGGCGCGAGATGACAAAGTCGCTGGATGGCAGGCAACGGCCAACTTTGACTTTGAATATCCGCACAATTCTTGCGAAGTTCCCGATTGAGTGGTATTTAACTAAAAATAGCGATATGAACATTGGGCAACAATTAGACGCGATGCTGGGTGGCTACGGCGCAATTACCGTAGTCACAGGAGCGGTCACAGGTCAGGCGTTTGAATTTCTTGTGGTGAATGCATCCACGAGTTTCACCACGCTGACCGACAGCGAAGGCAACAACGCGCTGACATACTTGGGATTGACAGGAATAACGGTGATGACAGGAATGATTGTCAGGGCGCGTAACGGCTTGAAATTAGCCGCGGTCACGGTATCAGGTGGCAACGTATTTGCGTATTCCTGATGGCATTAGCGCACGGATATGCTTTGCCTTTTGTGACGCAGAAGGTAGTGGGCGATTACGCGAGCGATAACGCGGCGGCAACGGCGCGAGCGATTGCATCAGGCGGGAAAAAGGAAGCGGCGGGCAGTTGCCTTGATGCGCGAGCCATTGACTTGCAGATGCGGGTGCCGCAACGCACGGACACCAACCTGCTGACAAATAGCGCGATGGCAGGGGCAACAGGAAGCGTGTTGCCAACCAAGTGGGTGAGTGGTAGCGTCAATGGATTGACGGTCACCATTTCCAGCGCGTTCACCAGTGCAGGCTTTCAGGCGATTGACTGGACGGTAAGTGGCACGGCTGATAATGATGGCACGATTTACATAGGTTGCGAGCCTAACGACAACACCAACGCAATCCCTGCCAGTATTGGTCAGCAGTACATTGGCGCGATGAGTTTGGGCAAGCAAGCAGGGACAATTCCTGCCACGATGGTATTGCAGGTGCTGGGCCAAAAGTCGAGCGATGGTTCGGTCATTGAAACGGCGAACAGCAGCACTGATTTGAATGGCTTGGTTTCAAGCAGTTTAACGCGCATCAACACCGCAGTTCTTTCGATTGCCAGCGTCAGCAGTGACAGGGTGAATTTCAGGCTTACCGCTGATGTGGCGGCGTTGGATGTCATCAGCTTCACTATTCGCATTGCCGCGCCGCAGGTGGAACGCAATGATAGGATTTCGCCTTACATAACGACCACGACAGGAGCGGCGAGCAGGGTGACTGGAC